CATATGCTTGGGTAGTGTTCAGCAGATTGCCGTCATTCCCATAGATGTACGCATTCATGTTGCGGCCATCGTAGAAGTTCGACGGTGCATCACCATAAACTACATAGTTTGTGCCATTAAAGCCTGCCAGCCGCCCATCACCAATGTGGAATTGCGAGTCTTTCGCATACATGCCGGGGTCGATTACCCTCTCAATCCCTGCATCGTCTATATAGGATTTTGGCGCATTGGGGTCTAGCGATTGCTTCCACGCCCAAAACTCCGGGTTCTGCTGCGCGTAGCGGTCGAAATACGCTTGGTCGAAATCAGCCATGATTACTCCGCTTTACGAGGCATACTGTGAATACAGCCCAGACAGCCAGTTGTATCCATCCTTGACAGCCTGCGGGTTCTGGAGTGCTGCGGACCCGAGCGAGAACAAGCCATTGTTAAAATTGGACTGCGAGGCAAGATTGGCATTCTGATTGCCGATTCCTGCGCTATACAAGCTATTCACCGCCCCAAAGAGGCCATTCGTCGTGGCGGTATTGATGCCGTTTAGTGATTGCAAGGCTTCCAGCGGCGCATTGCGTTGCGCCAGCAACTCGTTAATCCCCTCTTTGCGCCCCTGCAACCCCATATCGAACATGCGGGTCTGTTCGGCGCCGCCCTGCTGGATCGCTCGGTCCCGCGCATCGCCATAGGCGGCGGTCCTTTGCAGGTTGAAATTGTTCATCTCGCGGTTATAGGCATCGCTCCCCATCATGATGCCTTGGTTCGCAAGGCGGGAAGTCAAATCAGACTGCTGCTGCGCGAACTGCGGATCAAGGAAGCGCGTTTGCTGACCATAAACCGCATCGGTCATCTGGTCGCGCCCGGTCTGGTCTGCCGTGGGCATGGAAGGCAGTCCGGAGAAGTCCAGCGGTTTGGAAAGCGATCCTGCTGCTTGCCCATATAGACCAGTCTGCAGCGCATTGTTTGCGCCGTAGTTCTGCGACATCGGGCCGGTAATGCCGCTGTAATCCGGTAAGGTGTTGTAAGTTGCCATGTTCTATCCTTGTTAAATCACGCCCGCACGCTCATAGAGATAATCAGTCCCCGCCCACCTGACTTGTGACGAATTGGAAGAGGTTAGGATGTGCAGGCCGGCGCGATAGCCCAATCCGCCGACTGTCTGCCATGCCCGCTGGAGCACTGGACCGCCGCCCCACACGCCCGCATCCCACACCGAGCTATCCCACAGCGCAGCAGTAATCGGTGCCGTTTCGGGGAGGCCTTCCGGCTTGGTTGTGTCGAAGTCGGTATTCACGCCAAGCCGCAGACTAGGCGGGTTATCCCAGGACAGGAGCGGTCGGCATTCATGAAATTTCTTCTGCTGATCGCCATTGCCAAAGTCGTTGAACGCCTGCAGCCCTTCGCCCACGATGTTGGCACCGGCGTCGCTAGTTCCGGTCCAGGCCTTCGCCACATAGCCAGACCCGCCGAAATACAATTGATTGTTGAAAATCTCGAATGTGGCGGCATTCCACCCCAGGAAGCGGCACCATGCGCCCGTGATGGTATTCATTACGTACTGGTAAGACACCGATGTGGAAACCGGAATATTCACCAGTAACGCATTAGCTGCGGGGAAAACCACTGTTTCCCATCCGAAGTTAGTGCCATAGTTCGTCACGGCTGCATTCATTGCCGACTGGATCTTGTCCGTCAGTGCAGAGTGCGTGTTGACCGTGGACGATTGGAGCGACTGCGCCAGCGGCAGCAGACCGGAGAGCGTGATGAGCAGCGCATCGCCGCCAAATTTCACGACATTGCGATTACCGACAGGCGGGCTGAGCATGAAGGAGCCAACCAGCGCCCAAGTGGAAGCGCTGGCCGGGTCCGTTCCTTTATAAACCAGCACTTCCCCATTCGAGGAAATGAACAGCGCCAGATCATCCACGCCGGTTCCCGCATCCAGCGTCCAATTGCCCATCGCAACAAGGTTGCCCCCTTGCTTGAATACCGAGCTGAAATCAAGAGAAGACGCAGCGCCACTGATGGAGTTAATCGGCAGATACCAGATCCGCGTGCTGTTCTTTTCAACGAACCACAAGCGCTGCTTGAATACGTTAACATTGTTGAGTAGCGTCGTGGTAACGCCCGTAATGGCTGGCGTGCTGGCGCCATCAATCGCGGTCCATGCTGTGCCGTTATACAGCAGCGGCTTGTCCAGCCCGTTGACCAGATAGAGGAATTGCCCGCCAGGCGTCCCGAAGTTGGCTTTCTGGAAGCGGTTATTCGTCAGCCCGGACACCACGGCCGTGCCCACTGCTCCACCCGATGAGATGTCGTAGATATTGCCGCCAGCAATCGCAAAACACTTTTGCGCCGTGGTCCCGTAGTAGGTTGCCACTGTCTCAGCGGTTCCGGAGAATCCCGTCGAGTATTTGACGTAGCCATTACGAAGCACCACATCGACCGGCGTCGGAAAGTAGTTATCGAGAATAACGGCGTCGGTCTTTTTCATCTGCGCCAGGGAGTCCCGCGCATTCCATCCCCCAGTAGGAGCCGGAACAGGCGCCGGAATAGACCGCTGCCCCCGCGTTGAAGAACGTTGCGGCCTGAGCATTACACGCCCCAATTACCGATTGGCACAACGATGCCCGCGCCATAGGACTGATCCGAGCCCATATCCAAATCCGGCTTGCCGCCATCCCTTGCGGCGGCATTGGTTACGCGGGTCTGATATTTGCGGAAGTCTTCGGCGTAGTCCAGCCCCTTGATCTGCTTCCAGCGCCAGATAACGCCTTGAATAACAAGCCGCTCATCCAGGCGGCATGTATCGCTGTCAGCAGTCCAGATGTTCCGGGTTGTCACGCCATCAGCGGCAACGCACCAGTTAGCGGATTGATACTCAAAGTAATAGTTTTGGCCGGCAGTCGGAACGGGAGTCAGCAGCAGCAGATCGCCCCGAATGCGGAATTGAGGATACGGATTTGTCACACCCCACGCCTTGAATGCCTGCCATTGGCGCGGATTCAGCCCACCATAGGCCGGCAGCTTGGTGGAGCGGTTCCAAATCGTATCGTTGATGATGTATTTGAAGCCAGGCGCAATCGTGTAGATATTGCCCTGGCTCTCAGCGGCGAGCGTGGTAAAGCTCGCCTCTGTCTGCAGCGCTTCCCAATCAATGCTCATACCAATCGATGCGCCTGTTGCCAGTTCTTCGCATTCCTCGTTGGCGATTTCCAGCAACTGAATGATCTGCAGATCAGTGCTGGAGATCACGGCATTCGGCGCAGTAATGCCAATGCGCCTGCAAGCACGTTGAACGATAGTGAGCAATGACATGGATTAGTCCTATTTGGGGGATTTGCTGCGCTTGTCTTCCTTGGCTTCCATCAGGGCCGCAATCTGCGCCTTTAGCTCTGCGATTTCGTCGCGCAGCTTGTCGGTGCCTTTGTTGGCTTCCAAATGCTTGATGGCTTCGGCCTTATGGTCGCGGCTGCCGGTGCCAAAGTTCATCATGGCCTGCTCCGACATCTGCGCCAGCTCTTCAAGCGACGTGATGCCGCCTTCGATGTAGTTCAGCACTTGCGAGGGCGACAGGAACGGAACGAGGCGGATGCTGGTATGCCCCGGCGTGACTTCCATTTCAATGCCCTTCTTCCACTGCTCATACTTGCGGGCATAGCCATCTGCCCATTCCGGGTCATAGGCTCCCTCTGCCGCCTTGCGTTTGATCTGATCAAGCCATTCGGTTGCTACTTTCTCAACTACGTCCTTGGCGCCGCGCTGCATGATGAACGCCATATCAACGTCTTTCGTGATCCTGCGGCCCGCTTCAAGGCTGGCTGCGCGGTCTTCAACGGGAACTTGCTCAAAACGAACGAATGGGGGAAGCGGCTTGTCGATCTGCATAAGGGTTGCCCTATGGTTAGTGGTTGATAATCTTTTCTATGCCTGCGCTTGTCAAAACGGGCATAAAAAAGCCCTCCGAAGAGGGCTGGAGGGTTAGACCAGTGCGGTCGAGAACCAGCCTTTATCGCCGCTGACCATCGCGGTTGCTGGCGAGGTGTAGGAACCGCCTGTTGCCGCCACCAGGAAGGTGGAAGCGTTGACGGCGCAGACAGCCGTGCTGGCCGAGATGGAAGCGTTGGCTTGCGCATAGACGTAGCGCTTGCCATCGTTGCCAACGGTGGTGACGCCAAGGGAGAACGGCGCAGTGGTTCCGGACGGAGCAACAGCCGTCAGATCCGCGCCAATCAGGGTATGAATCGGAAATGCCATGATGAGTATCCTTTGAAAAGAAAAGCGCCCGAAGGCGCTTAAATTAGGCCTTGAGCACGCCTTGCAGCTTCCGATTAGAAACCGTCAGGTTGCCCATGAACAGGATCGGCTTGACGATGGCATCTTGATTGACAGATTGCAGGTCATCCATCATTGCCATGTTGGCGTCTTGATGAACTACCAGATTCAGATAATCGGTGTTCAGGAAGTAGCCGTGGGTTGCGGGGATGCCACCAGACGAATCGAAAAAGACATCGGCGGTCTTGTACTTCAGGCTGATCATGCCGCCCTTGCCGCTTTCCTCTGCGGTGTAGCGCTTCAGGCTGGTCTGCGACTGCTCGTAATACTTGAACAGGTCATCCGAGAATACGATCAAGTCAGGCTGATCGCTGCCGCGCGTACACTTAATCCACAGATCAAGCATCATGCCCTCAATCGTGGTTGAGCCGAGCGTCACAGCCGAGCCAGTCAACGGAGCCGCAGCGCTGTTGACGTAGTTCTGCCAGAACGGGAAGGTCGAGCTATTGATGCCGCCAACGGTGCCGGTGCCGGTGTCGCTTACCAACGCTTGCAGACCGTTGATCTGGTTGGCTGCAGTGCCGTCCGAATAGAGGTCGGTAGACAAGCCGTTAGCCAGCGAGTGCTGCGCGTTCTTGACCTTGGAAGCCACGAAGTTGACGATGCGGTTCTCGCCGCTGTTGGTGCGCATTTCGAGGCCGGAAACCGACAGGTTGACAGCCACTTGGCGCCACGGGAATTCCGCAGCAGACAGCACATCGACTGCCGAGATGTTCAGCACGTCGAAGCCGCTATAGCGCTGATACGTGCTGTTGGCAGCGTATTCGAGGATTTCCACGATGGACAGGCCGCCATCTTCGAGACGAATCTTGCCCTTTTCGGTCAGCCGGCGGAATAGTGCGTTGTGCTTGCTGACGTTATCTTTGACCTTCTTTTCATGGTTGCGGTACGTGGTCGAAACGAGTTCCGAGAACACGTTGAACAGCGAGGATTGGCCTGGAGATGCCATGGTATTGCTCCTTTAAATGGAATGCGCTGCCTTCCCGGCAGTGCGAATGGATTTAGGCTTGCCCCATCAAACGACGATAGTTAGCCCGTATGTCTTCTTTCATATCCGGCACAGCTTTAGCAGCGGGAAAGGTTCCTCTCGCGCTGACATTGACTGCGGCGGCTTGCTTGGCGGCTTTGGCTTTTTCTGCCTGCTCAATGCGTAGTGCCTCCTGCTGTTTAGCAAGCATGGCCTGACGCAGATCAGGACGCGCCCAAACCGCCTGATCATATGCATCGTTGAGATCCTTCGCCTGTCCCGCTTGTAAAAGCGCGGCCATATGCGGGCGAACCTCATCGAAATACTCTTTCCCTTGCCTTGCCGCTTCAATCTGACTGTTGAGTTCAGCTTGCTCGCGTTGTGCTTGGGTCTGAGTGAATTGCTGGAGCATTTGATCGCGCCTGGCGATCTCCTGCTTATACTGTTCTACCTGCGGGTCCACGTAGGGCAGCGCTTGCGTCATATCAACGCCGTAAGCCTGCACCAGACGGGCTACGGCTTCGCGCTTCTGCTCCTGTGTGCCGTACCGCAAAACATGGTCATGGTTCATCAAGCGTTCAATTGCTGCTGCTGGCGTTACGCCTTGCTGCTGCAATCCCTGGAGCGTCTGCATGTAAGGCTGGATAGCCTTGTGGACTTCTTGGCCGAACCCTGCGGCCTGTTTGTATTGCTCTACGCCTTTGTGGAAATCGCCTTCACGGCGCAGTACTTCCTGTTGAATTTCCGGATCTAGCGCGGCAAACTTGGCTTTTGCAGTGCCTTTCCAGCTGGCAGGCGGCTGCACAGTGGTTGCTGCTGGCTCTGTTGCCGCTCCAGGTTGAACAGCATCGGCTGCTGCAGGTGCTGCGGTAGCATCTGGATTACCGCCGTCATTGGGTGTCCCTGAAGCATCGGATTTAGCGAATTTTCCATCTGCACCCCTTACCCTTGCCGGCTTTTCTTCCGTCGCCGTCTCGGTCGGCACTTCTGCCGGCGTTTCGGTTGGCTCTTTATCCCGGCTCCGGATCTCTTCAAGAGATGCGCGGATCGAGTCTTCCATACTGATTTCTACTTCTGCTGGCTCGTTCAGGGTTGCCTGATCGTTGTCCATAAAAACTCCTGCATAGGCTCAGACTTCGAGCGTGGGGAAATGCCACCGTTTCCCAACGGGGCTACAAAACTCTCGCTAAGAGAAAGTAACGCCTCCCGGCGTGGAAAAGCCCTTAAAACGCGCCCCGAACAATGCGGCGCTTCTCTGGTGACAGCGAGTAATATGCCCGCGCTGCCGATTCATAAGCCTGTTTCTCTGACCTGCGCTCTTCCTCCTTGCGCGCCTGAATCGCGTGTTCGCGCTCGCCTTCCTCGTATGGACGGCATCCAGTGCGGCGCAAGTCTTCCCGGCGTTGTGATTTGCCCTCTATCCATTTGCCAGTGACAGGCGATTCATAGCCGGGAATGTCGGGCTGGACAGCCGGCGCCACGATGCAAAGATTGGTCGGCTCACCGCAGCATTCCGGGCTGTCGTGACGCTGCGAAACATGGCGGTAAGCGTCATGCATGCGATCACAACGCTTGCAGTGATATGCGTAAAACGGCAAGGCTTATTCTCCTGATTCTGCTTGTTTGGCTGCGCTGATCTGCGCGGAATCCAATGTTGTTTGTGCGGCAATCTCGGCTACTTCGATCTTCGCCGCGTTGTTCTCGCGGGCGATCAGCAGGGCGAACCGCTGTTCCATTGCCGCCTGCCGCTCTTCCATCGCTTGCCGCATCTGTTCTGCCTGCTGCTCCATGGCCTGACGCTGCATCTCGCGCTGATGCTCCATTTGCTGCGCTTGTGCGTCTTGCTGCGCTTGGTACGCTTGCTCAGCCTGCGCAATACGCATCTCGTTCTGCGCCCGCTGTTCCTCAAAACGCGCTTCCATCTGCATGCGCTGCTGCTCCAGTGCCAGATCCATCTGCTTGGCTTGGGCGTCGGCTTGAGCCTGTGCTTGTGCCTTCTGCTGGTCGGCCTGCGCCTTGATCTGCGCAACCTGCAACACCGGATCTTGATGCGGTTGCGGTGCCTGCATCTTGTCGATAGCGTCTTCCATGGCGTTGCCCATCCTACCCCGACGTGTCACCATCAACACCACTTCCTTGGCGGCTTCAGCAGGCAACATGCCGGATTGCACCATTGGCATTATCGTTTGCATCGTTGCGCCTACCGCCTTCAGGATGTCAGCTATGCCGGCCATATCGCCGTCTATCGAGCTGGCAATCGTTGAATCGGTTTCGATGTCGATCCGGTATTCACGATGCGCACCATTGCGCAGAAGCTGCATCACATCTTCCCAGGACGGCGCATTCAATAGCTCCATCATCTTTGGATCAGGCGCCTGCGGGGGCGGCAATTGTGGAAGCATGGGCATCATTGCGGCATTCCTTGCGGCTGCTGTTGAGCCTGTTGCATCGCTTGCTGTTGCTGCTGGTATTGTTGGAAGCGCTGCGCCTGCATCTGTACCTGCTGTTTCTCGGCGTTCGTCAGCAACTTGATGCCGGTCATCTCGCGGATTGTCTCCAGCTGGAACTTATTGCCGATCACCTGGCATTTGATGCGGATCAGATCGCGCACATAGCGCTGAAACTCACGCTGCAGGCGTTGCAGTCGCTGGCTACCCCATTGGGATTTGAGCTTTTGCGCTCCGAATGTCTCTTGAGGATCGGATGCCGCCCGCATGATGTCGCCAATGCCGGCAATCTCGTAAATCACGGCCTTGCAGGCTTCGCGCTGCTCCATCAGGATCTTGACCACGTTGGCGATGGTCTCAATCGGGTACATCCAGATAAACTTATCCAGCCCGCCACGTTCGGCTAGTGCTGCAACGTTCTGGGCGGCCAACAGTGCGCCATCTGACGCTTCAGACAGCCTAGACATTTCGGCCAACGTGGAGTCATACAGCCCCTTGGCTTGTAGCCGCTTGATCAGGCCATTGATGCGGGCGGAAATGCGGTTCAATTCCTCTGCCTGCTCCTTGTATTGCGAATAGAGCGCAACGGGAATCAGGCTGGAGCTGTCGGCAATGGCATAGATTGGACGCGGGCAAGGGAAGAAATCATCCAGCCCGAGCGGGTCTTTGACGGTCTTCAGCGGAGATTCAGGGTAAGACGGCGCAATAAAGATAACCTCGCCCGTGTCCTTGTCCCAAATTTCCCACACTTCCAGCGTCTTGAACGTGTCGGCCACGGCTCCATCAGCCTTTTGAATGTCCTCATCGTCTGCGGAATCCATCGGTACAGTTTCGCCAAGCCTGCCGAACTGTTTGGTCAGTTCCTTACGATCTGGACGATGCCGGAATGCCACCCACGGCACCTCTTGCCACGTTTTACCGGGACCATGCCGGAAGTCATCCCATTGGACATGCTCGCACTCAACCTTTTCGCCTGTAATGCGCTCGTCTGGCTCTTCGCCTTCTTTCGGCTCATTAATCGGCTCAGTCGTTGGCTTGTAGCGCACACGGTCCACACCGCGCCCAGGAAGCAGGATGTCCAGCACGGTTTGCTTGAGCAAGCCGTCGAAGTCGTAGACATCCATCGAATACTCAGCGCTGCGGCACAGCACATCGGCAACATACTTGCCCACTGGATCAGCATCGCGGAAGCGGCGGCGCACATCCGGTTTGGGCATACTGTTATACAGCGCACCCTGCAGCGTTTCAGTGTTCGACCACAGCACATTGAACGAGGATTTAACCTTTTCCTCGGCGCGGTAGACTTTGAGAATCTTTTCCGCCTCTTCGCGCCAGTCCTTTTCCGTCTTCGCAGCCAAGCGCAGTTCGAGATTCCACCGCTTGACCACGGCAGACGGCGATGTGCCTAATTCCTGCGGCGTTTCAAGGGTTGCGGGGGTGATCTCGGACATGGCTTTTACTCTTCTCGCTTTCGCCTATTGGCGGCAATTAATTCGTTAATCGTGCGTTCTATCGGGAATTTCGGCGGCGCAGGCTCTGGCGGGTTATGCTCAGAACGCCAGGCGATGGCTAGCATGCGGAAACCGTCTGCCGCATGGCTTGTCCAGTCGTGGCGCGGCTGCTCCCTGAAACACTTCTTGTCTTCGTCATACTCGCGCTGATATTGCTTGAGGCATTCCAGCCCTTCAGCGCAATGTGTGGCGTCAATCCATGTACTTAGCAGCATCTTCCTTGCTGCCTGGATGCCGTCCTGCACAGTCAGGCTAGGCACGATGCGAACAGTCCCAGCGCCCAATTCCTTGCGGGCCATCTCTTCTATCGATTTGCCGCCAGATGCCAGCGTTTTCGCTCTCGCGTCATGCGGCAGGAAGTGCAGCCCGTACTGATATGGCTTCTTCTTGACCACGGCGAGATAGTCATCCATCGACAGGCCCGAAGCGCCGTAATACTCCAGCACATGGACTTCATTGCGGATGACTTGATACCACCAGATAGCCGTATCGTCGCTGTAGCCCAAGTCCCAAGCCGTATGCACTGGCACGGCAGGATCGTATGGCACAGCGCAAATACGCCCTTCTTGCTCAGCCTGCCACAGCTCCTTGCCGTAGAACGCACCGGGCAGCGCCGCGTCAAAGTCGCATTCCATCTCTTGGCGCCAGGCGTCATCCGTCATTTCCTGCTTCATCGCGTCCATTTCATGCGATGGCAGAATGCCGCTATCTGCAGCCCTGACGATCATCAGCAGCCAATCTTCGCTTACTTCCGCGTGTTTGACCCGCTGGTAGAACTCGTTCCGGCCTTTAGGCGTGCCGATAATGATTGCCCAACCTTGGCGATCAGCCAGTGCAGGGCGAATAACGTACTGCCAAACACTAGGCTTCCAATCGCCGTATTCGTCAGCCACAAGACCGTCAAAATATAGGCCGCGCAGCGCATCAGCCTTATCAGCCCCAAACAGCTGTATGCGAGCACCATTAGGAAAATCAACGCGCAATTCGCTTTCATTGACCTCAATTCCCGGTATCGGCTGCACGAAGCGCTTGAGGTAATCCCAGGCTACCGACTTGGCCTGCTTGTAAAACGGCGCTACATAAGCAAAACGGCCACCTTCTCGCTTGAAAGTGACCGCCGCTTTGATCAGCTCATTGACGCACGCAACCGTCTTGCCGGCCCGCCTGTGCGCTACGACTACCGCCCACCGCGTTTTCCGCTGGTGTAGCGGCATGAAAGCCTTGCGCGGCGCGTAATCGATGACTATTCGACGGACCACGTAAATTCAATCTTATGCTCGCCATCATCGCCAGCGCCATGCATCTCGATTGGCAGCAACTTGGAGTAGATGTTGTAAAACTGCGTCGGGTTATCGCTGGCCCATTCAGCCATGTGTTCTATGCCTCCAAGGCGGTCAAACACGGCGATTACATTGTCCTTGACGGTCGACGACAGCTTGTTAGATGTGCCTTTCTTCCGACCGCCAGTCTTAGGGTTGCCTAGACCGGCCATCTCTATTTCCTCTACTTTAGAAAATTGCCTTGGTTATGTTTCGCGCTTATCTTGCTTCTTCTGCTCAGGCAGCCATACGCCCCACAGGATTAACCACATGGTCATTAGGTGCATAGCTAGCCCCAAAATAAAGATGCCCGCTCTAGCTGCCAGTCAAGGAGCTAGGCGGGCGAACCACCACGCGAGTGGAGGAAGGAGACTACAGGGAGAAACGAAAAAGCCCCGCGTCCCGAAGGAGGCGAGGCCTGATTGTCTGCGGTCGTACTTTCCGACCTGTCACCACATCCTTCCGGATACCCTTACAAGGGGCTGCTCGGGCGTGGTTCCCCATTGGATTTTGATAGCGGACCGGGTAACTTACTTCTGTCCGACTCACACGCTATCAACTGAAATGACTGGCTTGCTTATTCCGTTCGGAGAACCTACTAGGGGCCAGTTCATCCAACCATCTCAATTCATACCGCGTAAACTGCGAAAGCCCCGCTTTTGGCAGGGCTTCACGTTTCGTATGGGCGAGTTTGCCCATCCACAGCCACACTTTAGAACATTCCGGCCGAGTTTACAAGCGCTTTCGTATCTTTTTTGCATCAGTCGAACAATCCGCGCTTGCGCATGACTACCATCACAGCCGCCAGCGACTCCGAATATGTCCGCTTTGATGGGCTGCGCCACACATGAACGCCTATTTCCCTATTGCGCATCTCGGTTCCAATGGCCTGCTGCATATCCACTGCGATAGCGTCCATGCACCAATCCACTGCTTTCATCTCGTTCTGATACACCTTGTCATGCGTCAGGTCAGTCGGATCGTCGTATTGCTTGCTGCTTGCGGACTGCCGGCAGTATGGCGCGACTTTCGGCACGCCCAGGTTAGGCCGATAGTGCCGCGTCCACCTGTACCACTCGGTTAGCAGGCTTTCCGCTATTTCCCTGTCAGATTGTCGGTCCATGTCGCCCCTTTTTTATTGGTTAAACCACTGCCACCTTGTAAACATGCTTTATTGCGTCGGACAGTTGCCGTCTGGTCATTGACCTTTGCATTTCATCGGTAGCGACTAATGCATCACCGACAATCCGGATCTCCTCGCCTGTTGCCCCATATTTCCCGACTCGCTGGAATCGATCCCGTATCTCCCGCATTGCGTCCAGACCTGGAGCTACCACTTGCAGCGCTGCCTCAAGTCCATTTTGAAGTGCCAAAGTGATGCCAACGTTTATCCGGCACGTTATTTCGTGCCAACTTCCCGCGTCTGCCGCCCCATTGCGCAACTTCAGAAGCTCCATATGCGGGTATAGCTGTATATCCTGCTCCACTTCTCCAGGGTGCCGAAATACCATCGGAATACCCTTTCCTCTTGGTTTGTATGCCTTGCGCGGCTTTGCTGACTTACCCATTACTCTTGATCCCACTTCATTGATGTTATGAACTCAACCGCTTCCTGCTCGCTACTGACTACATGAACCTGCCCGCGCCATTCGGTATGGAACTTTTCCTCATCAGGCGTAAGCTTCCGGGCGCTTGGTGGCTTGGACGAATCTTTAATTTCCAGCAGCAGATTCTTGCCCTTGTACCCAACCGCTATATCTGGCGCACCTTTACCTATCGTGTGCAAATGCAGCACCGTCGCGCCGATCTTGCGAAGGGCTGCGACGATGGCCGGCTGATTGGCGTCAATGCGGGCAAATTTCACTTTTCACGCCATTCTCGGTAAAGCGGAATCCATATTCCCAAGCACCCAATTGCCTGAACTACCACTCCGATCCATCCCGCGCTTCCAGGCAACCAACCCCAAGGTGGAATGCCCATCAAGTAGAAAGCATTCGCCATCATTGCGCCTCAGTCGGCTCATG